CATCTAGGCAAGAAGTCGAAGATGAGATAATAAGATTAAAAAATAAATGGGATAATGATAGATATAGTAGATTACGTGCTAAAGAATATCCTCCCATTACAGATTATCTCGATGCAGTAGTAAAAGGAGATCAAGAGCAAATGCAAGCGTATGTTGATGCTTGTTTGGCAGTTAAAGCAAAATATCCTAAACCGGAGTAATTAATGTCGATTACAATAAGTGGATCGCAGATTACATTACCAGATAACTCATTATTGAATGGTAGCGCATATTCTAATTTTGGCACACTTTTTGACGATTCTTTACAAATTACTATAGCTAGTACAGCTACAGACGGTGTAACAATGCCTATATATAGGGTATTTGGTATATCTAAAAATATTACTGTGACCACAAACTCAGGCGGGGGCACTTGGACTCATGCTTTAACAGGAATATATGCATTACATTTAATCTATCGCCAAGCAAGCGGCGGGGATATTTGGACTCAATATGCTGTGACTAAAGATGGTACTAGCAACGCAGTAGGTGTTACAGCTAGAATGGGATCAGAAGATAGCCACACTGAAGATTTTCACATAATTTACAAAGTTGATTCTACTACTTTAAATTATAGGCTTCAGGGTTGGGCTTCAGGTACAAGAACAGCAGGTATTGCTGGAAGTCCTTCAGGTAATCCTGGGTGGACTATGTCGCCAACCACCGATTTAACACTGGGTACTTATAAAGGTAGAGCGATAGATATTTGGATTTTCAGAATTGCAAGCTTATAAGTTAATTAATGGCACTCTATGTAAACACAATAAATAGTCTTGATTCTGGTAATATTTTATTCAATGGGAATGTAATAATTACAGGATCAGTAAAAATACCTTCTGGATCACTAGAGCAAAGACCCAGTAACGTTAGTAATGGAATGATAAGACATAATACATCAAATAATTGGTTAGAGTTTAACGTAGGCAACACTTGGTTCAAATTAAATACAAATTAAATGAGTATAATTGCCACTAATCAAATTATTCCTATATCGTCAGACTCAATAACATTATCCAGTAATGTTGTCATGTCCAGTACTGCTGCCTTGACTTTGCCGGCAGGTACTACTGCACAAAGACCTATTAATCCTAGTAATGGTACAATCAGAATTAATACTAGTAATAATTGGTTAGAATTCTTTAGTAACAATGCTTGGTATAGTGTTAGTTCAAATAATATTTCACCTTATACAGTAGAATATTTAGTTGTGGCAGGTGGAGGTGGGGGCGGATCAGATCGAGGTGGGGCTGGCGGCGCGGGCGGGTTACTAGGAAGTCTAGATATAAATTCCGGCAGTCCAACTGCTAATACTATTGTTTTAGTACCCACAGTATCATATGTGATGACAATAGGTGGAGGTGGAACTGGTAGAACAAGTACAGGGGATTCAGGATCTAATAGTTCAATATCATCACTAGTAACCGCAATAGGTGGAGGCGGAGGCGGAGGTTATCCATCACCCGGGGGTAATGGTAGAGATGGAGGTTCGGGAGGCGGTGGTTCAAATAATGCGCCATCGACAGGCGGATCTGGTACTCCAGGACAAGGCTATCCTGGAGGGAATGGTTTTACACCAAATGCTTCAGGTGCAGGTGGCGGAGGAGCAGGACAATCAGGATTCCCAGGTGGACCCGCTCCAGGTTTTGGTGGTCCTGGAGGGAACGGTATAAGTACTTATAATGTTTGGGCATCAGTAACCGGCACTGGAGCAAGTGGCTTTTTTGCTGGTGGAGGAGGGGGAGGTACAGCTGGAACTAGACCCGCTGGACCAGGAGGTGCAGGTGGTGGCGGAAATGGTGCTACTGGCGATAACGGAACAGGTGGATCACCTGGTTCTACAAATACTGGAGGAGGAGCTGGAGGCGGCACAGGTGGGCCAACTAATACTGGGGGTACAGGTGGATCGGGAATAATTATAATTAGATATCCTGGGACACAAAGAGGTACTGGGGGCAATGTTTATTATAGTAATGGGTATACATATCACAGATTTTTAAATACACAAAGTTATATAGCATAAATGGCATCAACACTATCCACAGACAATATAAGAGCTGCTACCGGTAATACCATAAATATAGTAGGTGCCAGTTTAACCAGTTCATCCTTTACTTCAGTATTTGAAAATGCTAATGTAATCGCATCTGCAGCAACCGGAACACTAAATGTTGATGTTCTAAATTCATCAATAGTATATTATACAGCCAATACTACATCTAATGTAACAATTAATGTTAGAGGAAATTCAACATCAACACTTAATTCAGTATTAAGTGTAGGGCAAACAGCAACTGCTGTTGTTATGTTATCTCAAGGGGCAACTGCGTATTTGCCTAATGTTTTTAGTATAGACAGTACTACAGTAACACCTAAATGGTCTGGAGGATCCGCCCCGACTGCTGGTAGTGCTAATTCCATAGATGTTGTTGCTATTACAATAGTTAAAACTGCATCAGCACCCACATATTCCATGCTTAGTTCAATTACTCAATTTAAATAAAAATGGCAATAAGAAAATTACCAGGTAGAGGTATAGAAAGTATTAGTCAATCTGTTACTATAAGTGCCAGTAATTTAACTTTAGATTTAAATTCTACTAATACTTTTAGAACTAATTTAACGTCCTCAATTACTAATTTAGTTTTTAGTAACCCTCCTGCATAAGAGTAACAAATGCCTGTAAAAAAATTAGTAGGCAGAGCACTTGAAACTCCATTAGATATTGGGGGTAAAACTGTTACCGGTAATATCATATTTGGTAATATTTTTGCCTCCGGTGTTTTTATTAGTAACGTTTCTAGTGTATCTACATCATCCTTAACTACTGCGAATGTAGTAGAATTAACTAATCTTTACTATACTAATTCGAGAGCTCGAACAGCAATAACTGTAACTGGTGCTGGTTCATATGATAATAGTACTGGATTGATTACTATTACAGGTGGTGTTACATCAGTCAATGGACAAGTTGGAGCAGTATCACTTAGTACGTCTAATATAGCTGAAGGATCAAATCTTTACTATACTAATGCAAGAACTCGAACTGCTATTTCAGTTGCCGGGTCTGGTTCATATGATAATAGTACTGGTATTATTACAATTACCGGCGGGGTATCATCTGTTGCAGGTGCAACAGGAGCAGTTTCAAATGCTCAACTAGCTGCAGGTATAGCAAACACAAGTATTAGTAATCTAACAGTTACAGGCAGAGTAGACTTTAATAGCTTTACAGAAAATGTTGTAAATGTATCTGCTACTACTGCTAATACAACTATTGATTGGTCTTTAGGTGCTATATTTGATATGAATCTAGCAGCTAATACCACAGTCACATTTACTAATCCTCCACCTGCTATGAGAGCAAGAACAATATCTATTATTGTTAGACCCACGGGTACAGGTGCAAGATCATTGACTGTTCAAAGAGCAAAGTATACAGATGGCGTAGTTCCAGTTTTAAGTTTACCAGGTAATATAGATATGCTATCTTATATGACAATAGATGGCGGAAATTCGTATTTCGGTTCGTTTGTTTTAGCAGGTTTAGCATAAAAGGTAAAATATGAAAAAGGATATTCAACTTTATTTTAGCGCAAAAACAAATCATTTGGATGTATATCAAATTCAAAACTATTTAAAAAGAAATAGTATAGTATACACTGATTTTAGATATGCTACAGATGCTGCTATAACTGAATGTGTAAATGCATTAAATAGTAATTTCGTAAAAGAATTACTAGCTAAAGGAACATTATTAACTGCTCCTTTATTAGAACCAGTAATGATTTATAGAACTTTCCCAGAAAATGAATATATTATTTCAATAGGTAAAACAGAAATATTATCACGTTTTAACTAAAATGCCAGCATTAGGTGCACTTAAAAGAACAATAATAAATGCCGGCACTATAAGTGTAGGTGCGGCATCCTCAGGTAATCTGTCATTACCTTTTGGTGTGCGTAATGTGAATTTAATTTTGGTAGGTTCGCCTGGTAATCCAGGCAACCCGGGAAATAATGGTAATGGGGGGTCTGGAGGGTCTGCAGGCAACCCGGGTAATCCAGGAAATTCAGGATTTAATGGTTCAGGAGGTGATGGTGGGTCAGCTGGTAATCCAGGCAATCCTGGTAATGCTGGCGGTGCTGGCTCAGCAGGAAATGGGGGTAGTGCAGGCAACCCGGGTGCTGCAGGCAACCCAGGTGAAGCAGGTTACGGAGGTGGAGGGGGTAACAGAGGAAGCGGAGGAGCAGGCGGTAATGGTGGGTCAGCTGGTAATCCAGGTAACCCAGGTAACCCAGGAAACAATGGCGTAGGTGGTTTAGCGGGGAATCCCGGTAATCCCGGTAATCCAGGTAATAATGGTAATAATGGAGCAGGTGGTGCTGGAGGTTATGGCGGACCTGGCGGTGGAGGGGGCAATGGTGGAGCTGGTGGAACATATCCAGGAAGCCCTGGAGGATCAGGAAATAATGGTACTAATTATTTTCAAGACCCTTCTGGTACTCCTGCTTATGGTAGTGTTCCAAGAGGAGCTGGAGGTAATGAAGGATCTGGTTTTAGTACTGGGGGCAGTGGAGGCAACGCAGGATTTGGGTATTATTGGCTAGGTAGTCCAGGTGGAGCAGGCGCTAATGGTAATCCAGGTAACGCTGGAAGTGCGGGGTCTGGTAGAACTGTGGGCAATATAGGCACTCAAGGAAACGGAGGTAATCCTGGTACAGGTGCTACAAGCGGCAATCCAGGTTCCCCAGGTAATCCAGGCAATCCCGGAGGTCCTGCAGGTGCTGCAGCTAATGGTAATCTAGGAGCAGATGGAACTGGCAGAACTGGGGGCAATCCAGGCAACGGTGGTTACTCTGGAAACCCAGGCAGCAATGGGTTCGGAGCAAGTGGTGGTAATCCAGGTAATGGAGGCGGTGGTGGTAATCCAGGTAATGCTGGATCCGGCGCAAGTGGTGGTAATCCGGGTAACGCAGGGTCAAGTGGTAGTGTTGGCAATTCGGGGACATCATCGACTTTTTCATCCTTTACCGTTTTAGGAGGAAATGGAGGATCTGCCGGAAGTGCGGGTAACCCAGGCAATGCAGGTAATCCAGGTAGTAATGGGGCCGCAGGCAATGGTGGGTCAGCTGGTAATCCAGGTAATCCCGGTAATTCAGGATTTAATGGATCAGCTGGTAATGGTGGGTCAGCTGGTAATCCAGGTAATCCCGGTAATGCTGGTAATAATGGAGCAGGTGGTAATGGAGGGTCAGCTGGTAATCCAGGTAATCCCGGTAATGCTGGTAATCCAGGCTCTATAGGGGCTTCAGGTAACCCAGGCAGCAATGGTTTAGCAGGAAATCAAGGTAATGCAGGCAACCCAGGAAACGATGGTAATAACGGAGCAGCAGGCAATGCGGGTAGTGGCGGATCCGCAGGCAATTCAGGCAATAATGGCAGCTTCTCGTTAGGAGCAGGCGGTGGAGGCGGCGGCGGAGGCGGCGGTGGTGCTGGAGGCCTAGGCGCAACCCCCGGCGGTTCAGGTTTAAATGGAGCAGCAGGCTTTTCAGGAGGCGGTGCGGCAGGAACAGGTGGTGCAGGTGGGAGTTATGGTATAAGTACTGGTGGAACTGGTACCCCAGGCAATCAAGGCGGATCAGGAACTACAGGTGCTTCAGGAAATCCAGGAACAGGCGCGACTCCTGGCGGTTCAGGTAATCCAGGTGGAGCAGGCGCTAATGGTAACCCGGGAACCGGCGCAAATCCCGGTGGTTCAGGTAACCCAGGTTATTCAGGATCTCCTGGAAATCCAGGAGCCGATGGTACTAACGGTACCCGAGGTAATGATGGAAATGGTGGAACTCCTGGAAATCCAGGTAATGCAGGCGCTAATGGCAATCCTGGCAGTAATGGTAATGGTGGAACTGCTGGTAATCCAGGCAATGGTGGAGGCGGTGGCAATCCAGGCAATAGTGGGTTCGGAGCAAGTGAAGGTAATCCAGGCGGAGCCGGTGCTAATGGAAACCCAGGCAATACTGGGTCTGGGGCAACACCTGGTGGGTCAGGTTCTTCATCTTCGCCTACAAGTTTCACAAATCAAAAGGTAGTTTTTAGAAACAACTATAGCTATAGTACAGCACCTAGTACTGGGTCTTTAGTTATATCTTGGAGCAGACAATAATGTCGTACACTTATACATATAGAATTAAAAGTATATCAATAGAGACTGGAACATTTTCTGTTGAATATATGCCGGATGATACTGATTTAATGCCAGTTTTTCTTAATCTTAGTATCATAGAAAAAGATTATACTTCAATATTAGATTCAAATACTAATGAGCCTTTATTTCAAAATCAACAATCAGTGCCTTTTAGTTATCATTTAGACCACACTATAGCATATTATGCTCCTATTGGTTTGTGGAAAAATCAAAAATATATGATTGACAATATAGAACTATTACAAAACAAAATGTAGGGTAATTTATGAGTGAAGAAACTTTTGTTAGAATATATGACAACGTAGTATCTAAAAATTTTTGCCAAGGGATTATATCTTATTTTGAATGGTGTTTGAGTAACAATAAAACTTGGGAAAGACCCGAAGGTAATTTAAATAAAAAAGATCAATCAACTACATTAAATCCTATTAATCAAGTAGATATTAAATTTTCGGAAGAACATCTAAGTGGTTATATTAGAGAATTTAATGATTCTTTTTGGGACAACTGTTACCCTAAATATAGAGAAGATTTTAATTCAGTAACCAATTATCCAAGACATAGTATTTTTACTTATAAGGTACAAAAAACTATGCCAGGTGGAGGATATCACGTTTGGCATTTTGAAAATGACTCTGTACTTTTTTCTAGAAGAATTTTAACATATATTTTATATCTCAATGATATATTTGAGGGAGGGGAAACTGAATTGCTTTATCAAAGAATAAGAATACCGCCGAAGGAGGGAACATTAGTAATTTTTCCAACAGCATTTACTCATACTCATAGAGGCAATCCTCCTCTTAAAGGAACAAAATATATAATGACCGGTTGGGTGGAGATAGCATAATGTCAATATATAACTTATTACCCAATTTTCCACATGAAAATTATTATGCTCCTTTTGTAACTTTACAAAATGAATTTACAGACGACGAATTAAAGAATTTATGTACTTATGTGGAAACAAATTTAACTGCTACAGATGCTACTGTAGGTACAGATGACAATTCTAAAGTTGTTGAATCTATTAGAAAATCTAAATGTTATTGGATAGAAAACAATAGTAATACTTTATGGTTATATGATAGATTGGGTTGGATAGTTAGAAAATTAAATAGTAATTTTTATAACTTTGATTTATATGGTTTTGTAGAACATTTTCAATACACTATATATGAGCAAACTTTTGATGGCCATTATACTTGGCACATAGATTCCGGGAAAGGGCATGGATTGCCTAGAAAATTATCGCTAGTTTTACAATTATCCTCACTTGACGAATACGAAGGCGGTGATTTGGAAATTATGAATTCATCTGAACCTCAACAGGTCAGAAAAGAAAAAGGGCTTATCACTTTATTCCCTTCTTATACTTTACACAGAGTAACACCTGTTACAAAAGGTACAAGAAAATCTTTAGTTGTATGGATAGCAGGACCAGCTTTTAAATAACGGAGACATTTTTAAATGGATTTTTCAAAAATTTACAACGTAACTCTATACGCCAATAGTACTACGGATAAAATTTTTGTTGAGCAGATTTCTGATATTATTAAAACTAAAACAAATGATTTTACTGTTCTGTGGTATTATGATGATTCTCAAATCCCATATGTTGAAGCACCTTTAAACAATTGGAGAAATATGCCTGCAGAAACAAATTTTACTTGGCCTTTCATAGTTTACAAATATAAAAATTCTTTACAAATAGAATATTGTGAATTTAAAGAAGGAACTAATGCCATTACAGAGTTTGCTAATTCATAATTTCTTATTATATAAATAATAGAATATGGAGAAAACTAATGGCAGTAACTTCTAATCTATTAATGGATCAAGGTGCGGATTTTTCTGTTACCGTGTATTATAATACTGAAAATGGTGATCCTAAAAATTTAACAGGTTGGACATCAAGATCACAACTTAGAAAATCCTACTATTCAACAACTGCCACTAGTCTTACTGCTAATATTACAGATGCGGCTAATGGTGAGATTACTTTATCATTAACAGCTAATACTACAGCAAACATTAAAGCTGGTAGATATGTCTACGATTTAGAAGTAGCAAATGCAGGCTCAGTAATACGAGTAATAGAAGGTATAATAACAGTTATGCCCGAGGTAACTAGATGAGTAATAGAACAGTTGTTGTTAATCAAGGCACAAAAAATCAAGCTGCTATTGTTGTCAAAAAGAATACAGGCGATGCTATTACTTTAAATTCTCTTAAAAATGTCGACACCACAGACTTACAAGATGGCTATACTTTAGTTTATGACACCACAACTAATAAATGGGTTAGCCAATTAGTTGAAATAGCGACAGTGAATGCAATTGACGGTGGAACTTATTAAAAACCCATAGAAGGTTCTAAATGTCAACAATTATTCAAATTAAACGATCCTCTGGATCCGCGGCTCCAAACGTATCTTTATTGCAACCAGGCGAATTGGCGTACAGTCAAGATGCTATCACTAATGGCGCTAATGCCATATTATACATTGAATCGGTTGAATCAGGTTCTAATGTTATTCACAGAATAGGCGGCAAATATTATACGCAACAAATTGAAAATGCTACAGCAGCCGCAACTCCTTTTACAATTGTTAGACGCGACTCTAATAATTATTTTGCTGGTACGGTTACGTTAGCTCAAACTGCAAATGCATTAACATTAGGAAAATATATTACACTTTCTGGTGATGCATCAGGAAACGTATATTTTGATGGTAGTTCTAATGTAACATTAAATGTAACTGTACAATCAAATACTGTTACTCTGGGAGCTGATACAACAGGCGATTATTTAGCCAATGTATTAGCAGGCCCAGGAATAGTTATAGTTGGTCAGGGTGGCGAGACTGCAACGCCAACAGTATCTCTATCTAATACAGGAGTAACAGCTAAAACTTATGGTGGTACGACAGCAATACCCGTTTTTAACGTTGATCAATACGGAAGATTAACATCTGCTGCCAATGTAAACGTTGCTACAACTTTAAGTATTTCAGGCGACACTGGTTCTGATGGGGTAAATTTATTATCGGATACCTTAAGATTTATTGGTACTGTCAATGAAATTGAAACAGCAGTTACTGATAATGTAGTTACATTTGGACTACCTAATAGTGTAACTATTACTGATAATTTGGTTGTGGGTGGAAATCTAATAGTTCAAGGGGTTACTACTACATTAAATACAGCAGTTGCAGTTGTAGAAGACCCACTATTAAAACTAGGTAATGCAAATCCTGCTGATACTTTTGACTTAGGATTCTTTGGGGTTTACACTTCAAGTGGAACTAAATTTGCTGGTTTATTTAGAGATGCTTCTGATAGTGGCAAATTTAAGTTATTCCAAGGTTTACAAGCTGATCCTGATTCAGTACCAGATGTAGTTAATACTGCGGGTGCAGGATATACTAGAGGTATATTAGTATCTGATTTAACTGGCGGCAATGTCTACAGTTTAACTAGCGCTATAGCAGTAACAGATGGTGGTATAGGAAGATCAAGTTTAACTGCTAATAGTATAATGTTCCCCAATACAACCACATCTTTTGGATTCGCTACAGGAACAGCTGGCCAAGTATTACAATTGAACGATAACGGAGTTCCAGTATTTGGAGTACTGGATGGAGGAACATATTAATATGCAACAATCTGAAAATGAGAAGTTTTTATCCGCCATATTAGACAAAGCTTTGCAAAAAATGAATATTTTAAGTAATAACAATTTAGTTTTAGAAACACAACTAAAATTTGCCCAAGATAAAATAAAAGAATTGGAAAAAACCAATGCCAGTACCTTCGAGTCGCCAGACACTAATTGATTATTGTCTACGAAGATTGGGTCATCCTGTAATAGAAATTAATATTGACGATGATCAAATTCAAGATCGTATAGATGATGCGCTTCAATTTTGGAGCGAATATCATTTTGATGGTACAGATTTTACTTATTTAAAGGCAGAAATCACTCCCTCAACAATGGTTATTTCCACTATGGTAGCCAATCATCTGCTACCTGGAGAAATTGTAAAAGGTGTTAGTTCAGGTGCTACCGCCATTGTACACGCAAATGTAAATACAACATCTTTAAAAGTAAAGGCTGTTAATGGGACTTTTTCTTCAGGTGAAACTGTTACAGGACAGACATCTGGAGTATCCAGTAGTTTTACGTCAATATCATTTGGTGTTTATGATAATAAGTATTTTGAAATATCGGATTCTATAATTGGTATAACCAGAGTGTTTCCCTTTGGAAACAGATCCAATGGTATGAATATGTTTGATATTAGATATCAAATCTTGATTAATGATCTTTATAGTCTGATGTCTACTGATTTAATCTACTATAGCCAAGTGAAAACTCAACTTGAACTTATAAATCAATTACTTGTGGGATTAAAAGCAATACGTTATAATAGACATATGAATAGATTGTATGTAGATATGGATTGGGAAGCAGATGCAGAAGTAGGGGATTTTATGATTGTAGAATGTTATCGAATACTCGATCCCGATACATTTACAGATGTATATAACGATATGTTTCTTAAACGATATGCTACTGCTTTGCTAAAAAGACAATGGGGTGAGAACTTAAAGAAATTTGCTGGAGTTCAATTGCCTGGGGGAGTAACATTAAATGGAGTAGTTATTTATCAAGAAGCTTTGGATGAAATTACTAATCTTGAGAGTGAAATGCAAAGCAAATATGAATTACCACCACAATTTATAACAGGATAAAAAATTTTATTATCTAGGTTCATAGAGAATACTAACACCTTGTCAATAGAAAGTCTATATACTTCGGTAAACTAATTCAATGGCAACCAATTTTTATTTCCAATCGGGCATACCTATGGGCAGACGCTCAGAGAGCCTACTAATGGAAGATTTGATAATCGAATGCTTGAAGATTTATGGTTTTGATGTTTACTATATACCTCGTAAAGAGGAAAATGAAGATTTAATTTTGAACGAAGATGTCCTCAATACGTATACCTATGCTCAACCTTTGGAAATGTATTTGGAAAATGTTGATGGTTTCGGGGGAGACGGCGAACTTTTAACGAAATTTGGTTTGGAAATTCGAGATACCGCTACTTTTTTGGTTTCGCGCAGAAGATGGGACGATACTATAGCATCATTGGGTGATACTGTTTTGACAAATAGGCCTGCTGAAGGAGACATTATATATTTTCCATTAACTAAATCTTTTTTTGAAGTTAAAAAGGTTGAAACTAAAGATCCGTTCTTTCAGGTGGGTCAATTATATGTTTATAAATTATATTGTGAACTTATGCAGTATAGTTCAGAAAGATTCGATACTGGTGTTGATGAAATTGATAATATTACTGAAGAACTTGGCCAGGAGATACAAAACTTTGAGTTGTTGCTTGAAGGTTCTGGATATAACAATTATAAGTTTTTATTGGAATACGAAACAAGATCAGTTGTTATATTAGAGGATTATACTATTACTGAGATAGATAAAATTGCAGATAATGAATATTTTGATACAGGTATAACAGATATAATAGATTTCACAGAACGTAATCCTTTTGGTGAAATTTATAATAGATAATGTTAAATCAAAAATTTTATTGGAGTACTATTAGAAAAAGTATAGTTGCTTTTGGCAACACTTTTAATAATATACATATTGATCGCAAAGACGAAATTAAAAGTGTTATACAAACTCTAAAAGTTCCACTTTCTTATGCTCCGCATCAAAAGTTTTTAGCTAGAATAAAACAATTACCAAAACCAGACACGGAAGTAAAAACAGAAATAGTATTACCAAGAATGTCATTTGAAATGACAAGTATAACTTATGATCCTTCTAGAAAAATCGCCCCCACGCAAGTAAGTAAAATAAACAATAATACTGCAACAACCCAAACTAGACAGTTCGCACCTGCTCCATATAATATGGGGATTGCATTGTATTTATATAGCAGAAATCAAGATGATGCGTTACAAGTTGTAGAACAAATTTTACCGTATTTTAATCCTGATTTTAATCTAACATTGAAAGCAGTACCAGAATTAAATATTAAAAATGATCTACCCATTTTGCTTGATAGTGTAAGTCATCAGGATGATTATGAGGGAGATTTAACGTCAAGAAGAATGATTATTTGGACGTTAACTTTTACTTTAAAATTAAACTTTTATGGTCCCGCTGAAAGGCAGGGTATTATTCGTACCGCAATTGCCAATACATATTCAAAAGAAGATTTAACTGGTCAACAGACTGGTTATACTGTAACAGTCAGTCCTTCTACCGTCAAACCTGGGGATAATTTTGAGTATATAGAAAATTTTGAGGATTTTTAATGAAAAATATTGAGGAATTAAATTCACTATTCAATTTAGACCCACCCAATTTAAAAGAAAAATTGCCTGTTCCTATTATAGATAACAAGGAAGTTGAACAACAAGATGATTATGATTTAGCTAGACAAACTCTTCGAAGCCTTATTTTAAAGGGTGAAGGAACACTTGATGATATGATAAATTTTGCTCGTAATTCGGAACATCCAAGGGCGTATGAAGTTACAGGGCAATTAATTAAAACAATGGCAGATACTGCAAAAGATTTACTTAATGTTCATAAACAAGTGAAGGATATAAAAGGTAAAGAAAACAATCAACAAATTGGCACACAAAACAATGTTGTATTTGCAGGATCTA